GCTTGACGTAGCGCACTGGGACGAAGAGGCGATCCACCCGGAAACGGTCGACTACGTTCGGCGCGTGGCGCAAAACCCTGACGTCAACTTCCGCTGGCTGTGCCACCCGGTCAAGCACCGGAATTCATGCTCGCGGTCCAGCCCGTACTGGCAGCCGTGGCTCAAGGCTGATGAGGCCAAGTGGTGCCGCCCGATGCCACCGGAGGCGGAGCTGCACCCGGAATGGCCCGAGGGTATGACGATCCCTGAGATGAAGGGGCTGCTCTTCCCGGCGAGCAAGTGGGCGACGTGTGCGGCGCTCATGGGGCTGCGCGCTGACGAGTCGATCCGCCGCTTCCTAGGAGTGGTGATGCGCCGGAAGGACAACTTCGTAGCAGGCACTGAGTACGCGTCGAACGTGCTCGTGGTGAAGCCGATCTACGATTGGACGGACGGCGACGTTTGGACGTACCCCAAGCTGACGGGGTGCGACTACAACGAGGCTTATCTCAAGATGACGATGGGCGGCGTGCGGCGAGTCGATCAACGTGTGTGTCCCCCGTACGGCGAGGAGCCCGCTGAGCGGCTTGCGCTCTATAAGGAGTTCTGGCCCGACCTGTGGGAGAAGATGGCCTACCGTGTCCCTGGGGCCCAAACGGCGGCACGCTACTCGAAGACGCCGCTGTACGGGTACAAGGGGACGGTGGGGCTCGACGCTGAAGACCCGCACGGCTCTGTGGAACGCGCGCTGCTGCGGTGGCCGGAGCCGTATCGCACCACGGTTCGTAAGCGCGTGGGCGACCTGTTGCGGATCCACGCTTCGGAAACGAAGGACCCTGTGCCTGTCGAAGAGAACCACCCGCGTACGGGTCTCTCGTGGAAGTTCCTGTTCAAGATCGTCGTGCGTGGAGACTTGAAGGGCAGGAAGCACCGCGCTATCGGAAGCAAGAAACCAACATCATGAAGAAGCCAAGCGATCATCCCGTGAGCACCGTCGAATGGGTCGACCCCGAGACGCTGACCGCGAACGACTACAACCCGAACCGGGTCTTCACGCCGGAAATGAAGCTGCTCGAACAGTCCATCCTGGAATCAGGCTGGACGCAGCCCGTCGTCGTCGGGGTCGACAACGTGATCGTGGACGGGTTCCACCGGTGGACGTTGTCCAAGGACAGCATCCACGTTCGGAAGATCAGCGGGGGCAAGCTGCCTATCGTGCGCGTGGACATGGACCGCGCTACGGCGATCGCCTCCACCGTGCGCCATAACCGCGCCCGGGGCTCACACGGGATCTTGCGAATGGGCGCGCTCGTGCAAGAGCTGCAGGCGCTGGGTGTGACGGACGAACAGATCCAGAGGCGTGTGGGGATGGAGCAGGAAGAGATCGACCGGTTGTCCGACGTCCGCGAGCAACCGGAGATCATAGGCAAGGACTCCTTCGGCAAGGGGTGGGTGCCTGAGTGAGTGACCTGCCTCCCAAGTCGGTGAACGTCGAGGGTGAAGACCCTGGCGGTCCGAAAATCTGTGGGGCCAAGACTCGGTCGGGCGGGATCTGCACGCAATTCGGAATGCCGAACGGGCGCTGCAAGCACCACGGAGGCAAGTCGTTGAGTGGCATCAACGCCCCGAGCTTCAAGACTGGCCGGTATAGCAAGGCGCTGAAGCGCCTTGCCGAGGACATCGGAGAGCGTGCGTCCGACCCCGACCTTGTCGACCCACGGCGCTCCATTGCCGTACAAGAGAGCGTGGTAGCGCGGTTGTACGAGATGGCCGACGACGGCGACGGACCTTCGTTCCGCGAAGAGGTTCGCACGCGCTTGAAGGAGGCCATCTTGGCGCTCAAGGACAATCCCGCCGATGGTGTGGCGCTGCTGGGTAAACTGCAAGGCTACGTGGGCAGAGGCGCAGAGCGGACGCGCGCGCTCATGGGCGTAGCCCAAGGGGCGGAGTCGTGGAACAGGAGCCAAGAGCGTTTTTGGAAGACGGCGATGGCGTCGGCTCGCGCGATCAGCCCGGATGAATTTATGACGATGATGTTCCGGCTCACCGACATCATCGAACACGAGACTGGAGACCCCGATGTGGCAAAACGGATTCTGGCAAGAACGGACAAAGAACTCTGCGGGGGAGCTATGGGGCTCGGCGGCTGAGACGCTGCGCCGCCGGTTCGGCATTGGGTCGACACAGACCAAGGATGCCGACCCTTGGATGCGCGAATACATCGGCAACGAGTTGGGGTTCATCCGGGATCACCTGGGGGCCACGCCGATCGAGGAGGGGATCACGGATCACGGTACTTCGCTATGGGCCTTCCCGCGACTCTTCGTGACGACCCTTTTCCAGAAAAGACGAGTCGCGGTAACCTCGTCCCGTGGTACTGCGAAGACCTTTACTGCGGGTCTGATCGCTGCCGCGTTCTTTCTCACGGCGCCGTCACGCGTGTTTGTGATCGCGCCCACGATGCGCCAGGCCGAGAAGGGCGTCATGAGCGAGATGCGAACGGCGATCTCGAAGATGAGGGTGCCGCCGAAGTTTGCGGCGAATAACCCGAGCGAGATCCGGATCGACGATCAGCACTGGGCGATCTGTATGCCCTCGCGTGATCCCGACACGATGCGGGGCTTCCACGCTGGACCGGCAGTTCCGTCCGACCCGGATACGGATTACCTAAGCGAGTCGGACCTCAAGCTGATCGAGGAGATGGGCGGCGACGACTCCACGCGCTTCCTGCTCGTGATCGACGAAGCAGCGTCTGTGAAGGCTGAGGCGTTCCGAGTCCTGCGGGGCATGATGAACAAGCCGCACGTGTACGTGATCCTCACGGGCAACCCGACGCTCGGAGCGGACGACGACCACGACTACGTGAAGGCGTTCGCAGACGAGTCGCGTTACTACCGGATCCGCGTGAGTTCCGTTCCGGTGGCGGACTTCGCTGCACCGTCCGGCGTGACCTACGACACCGTCTTCGACAGCGTGCCGGACTACCTTGTAAGCCGCGAGGAGATCGCCGCCGCGCGCGTCGAAATGTCAGCGGACGATCCGATTCTCATTGCAGACTGGGCGGGCACGTTCGCAGCAGGCACAAGCTCGTGGGCCGTGTGCCCGCGCTCGGCGTTCGAAGCGGCGATCGGTTCACACTTCGCGAACATACGTCCGCTCGGGCTCCGCATGGGAGTGGACATCGGTACGGGCAACCCCGACCAGTGCGTGGCGGTGCTGTACTGGGACGGCATCAAGATCGGCCAGCACGCGTGGGCTCCGGCGTCCGATGACCGGGCGGGGCAAGTGTCTATCTCTGACACGATCATGGGGCTCGCCGCGAAGTGGGGCGAGGAGTGTGGGAAGGCCGACCACCCGGCGGGGGGCGACTTCCGCTACGGGTCCGAATGGGACGGGTCACCTATCCCAGCTTCGCAAGTGTCGATCGACGACTCGGGTCTCGTGGGCGTGGGCGACATCATGGCCAGCCGTGAGTTCCATTGTGACCGCGTGAACTTCGCGTCCAAGGCGGGCGGGCAGTGGAAAGACTTGGTGGGGCAGGCCCGCATGGTGAACATGCGCGCCGAGATGCACTGGGTGGCTCGGCGCGGGCTACAGGAGGGCGTCTTCGTGATCCCCAAGCAATGGCGCGCGTCGTGGCAAGAAGGGACGTGGACCCGGTTCGGGCGCAAGTACGACGCCCGAGGCCCGGTGATCTTCTTGGAACCCAAGGACAAGGTCCGGGCGCGGAACAAGGGCAAGAGCCCCGACACGTGGGACGCGGACATCCTGGCCATGCGGCAGGTGATCCCGATCGAGCAGCTATTCAGGGTCGCCGGGCCGCTCGTGCAGACGCCCGCGAAGGTCGCGCACCGCCACCGGCGGAGGAAGCTCCCAGGCGGCAAGCGGATCTTGTAGTCTAGGGGCAACGCTCCCAAGCGCACACACTCGAAGCCGCCCAGAGGGCCATCAAATGCCGACTTCACGAACCCGACAGACCAAACGATTCAGGACCGCACGGACCTCGCCGTCGAGCTTCCGGCAGCGCGAGGCTCCATGGGGGGCAGACTCCCCGCTCGTTCGTAGCACTGGCGTGGCGCCGTCGAGGAAAGGCGTGATCGTGTGGTTGGGGCAGTCCAACATCGAGGGGGCGGAGTCGGATGCAGTGCTCACGCCGAACACGATCCACGCGCCGTTCCCCGGGCTGTTCGAGATCTCGCGCGGCGTGGATAAGCCCCCCCACTATCGAGCGCCCGCCGTTGGCGTCCCGATGGTCGCGCGTGAGCCGAGCCAAGACGACAGTGCGGGAATCAGCCCGAAGAAGGAATGCGGGCAGCGGCTGTTGAATATGGGGCTCGGGCTCGAGGAGCTGTACTACTTCTCCGGCGCGCTCGGTGGGTCAGGTTTCGATACCGACCACTGGAAGCCGGGCAGTACGTGGCTCCTCGCGCGCATCGCCGAACTCAATACGTTCATGGCCGATCACGCCGACACGCCGGTCCTTGCGTTCGTGTGGGGCCAAGGCGCGCAAGACGCCACCGTGGGAATGGAGCGGGAAACCTACGAGGGGTATGTCACCGCGCTTGCCGCGCAGCTTCGCTCCACCGTGACGCACGCCACTGACGCGATCTGGCTCTCGGTGGGGACGCACCGCCTGCTTGTCGATGCGAATATTGGGCTGACCGCTTCGGGCTTCGGGAGCTACGGGGACATCTACGCAGCCCAAGAGAACGTCGCAGACACGGTGCCCCACTCATACTTCGTCGACATGAGCGACACCGTGGACTCGGACGACGGCAGGCATTGGACGACGGTTGGCTTCGGCGTGCTGGCGCACCGGTGCGCCGAGACGATCGCGCTCGGGTTGACAGAAAACACGCGCATCGCCGTCCCTCCCGTCCGGATGATCCACAATGCCACGCTCGACAAGTTCGTCGACACGTACGGTGGTGGGTTCAGCGTCTTCGGTTCTCCGACGATCGAGACCGATGGAGATATTGGCGAGTCGATCCGCATCGACCACGCGGGATACCAAACAGACATTCCGCTCAGGACGAAGGGCAGCTACACGAAGTTCATTCGCATCAAGCCGATGGAGGCGGTCACGAACGAAGACTGGCATCTCGTCTCAGGCAAGTACGACGACGCGGACGACAACAACATCAAGGGCGCATTCTGGTCGATCCGGATCATCACGCACAGCGCCGCCGGTCTTGCGGTTGCGCCGATCGGGCCATGGGTCGCAAACACTAACCCCGCGAACACTCTAGAGCTCGGCGTGGCCGCATCACTGTGCTTGACGTGGGACCAGACCGCCGCCGAGTGGCGGCTCTACTACGACGGCGTCCTGGTCGAGGACTTCGTTCACGGAGGGGGGACCACGGGCGGCTTCCCCATGACGGCGAGCGCCGATGATTCGCCATCGAACGTCGTCGTCGAGATCGGCTCATGGAATGAGGGCGCGCTCGGGGATTACCGTATCTCCGACTTCGGCACGCTGCCGTGGTGCGCGTCCGCCGTAGAGGTGGCCGCGTGGCACGCAGCCGGTGCCTCCTACACCGGCGGGTTCGGGGACACGTAGCCCCCCGAGTGACAAAAAGCCCCGGGCGCCCCCATGCGGTGTCCGGGGCTTTTTCGTGCCTGCCCGCCCCGCTATGCCCGCCCCAGCGGGTTTTCCGGAAAAGAGGTTGACGCCTGGCGCTCGCGCGTCGATAGTTGACTCATCGCCGGGAGACACCACCTACCGGCGCCTACCCTCGCTCCTCTCACCACCACCACACCTAAAGCCATGACCACGCCAAACGAAACCTACACCGTCGAGACCCTCATCGAAGCCCTGTCCAACTCGACATCCTACGGCCTCAGTGACATGCACGGCAATTCCGTGGCCGAGGGGATCCAGCACTTCGGCGCCGCCCTCGACCTCGCCCACGAACAATTCTTCCTGCCGCTCACTGGCGTGGCTGTCGCGGTCTACTCGATGGACCCACCGCTCCCCGCCTCCCTGATCGTACACCACGACGGCAGCCTGTCGGTCCAGGCGGACGATCTC